AGGTTTTCTGGACCGGCTATTTGTCGGATTCCAGTTTTTACACCACAGCTCGCGAGAACCTCCAGGAAGGCACGTCGGCCCCCGACACGCAATTTGGCGACGATGGTATGGCCAACGCCTTGAAGATCTTTCGGCAACTGAAGGATGCCGACGGCAACTTGCTTGGGCTAACGCCCGATCGCGTTATCGTGCCTCCCGAGTTGGAAGCCACGGCGCAGAAATACTACGTGGCCACAGAGCTGCGGAACACGACCGCCAGTACGAAGTATCCGACGGCGAACATTTACCAAGGCCGCTTCCGACCGGTGGTTGTGCCGGAATTGTCCGACAGCGGCTATACCGGTTATTCGGCGACCGCGTGGTACCTGTTAGCCAACCCGGCAATGCTCGCTACGGCCGTGATGTGTTTCCTCAACGGCCAGCAGTCGCCGACCGTGGAAAGCGCCGACGCCGATTTCAACCAACTCGGCATTCAGATGCGGGGCTACCACGACTTCGGTTTCGCCTTCGCCGAGTGGCGGGCTGGCGTGAAGAACACCGGCGTTGCGGCCGCCGAATGACGAGGTTGATTTCTCCTGGCCGGGAACTGGCCCGGCCAGGGTGATTTGTTGATCCGAAATACAGCGTCTTGGACGAAAGGAAAATCACAATGGGAACTGCGACCTACAAGCATGTCGGAGCGGAAATCGATTACACTCCGACGGAGGCTGTGACCAAGGGTACGATCGTTGTCTCCAACGATCTGATCGGCGTGGCGACCAGGGCAATCGCCGCGAACACACTCGGCTCGCTTTCGGTGGATGGGGTCTTCGCCTTCCCTAAGGCTGCCGGCTCTGGCATCTCTCTCGGCACGGACCTTTATTGGGACGTGGCTGCGGATACCGTCAACACCAGTTCCGAGAGTGGGGCAAACTTGTACCTCGGCAAGTGCGCCAAGGCGGCTGCGTCGGCCGACACTACGGTGTGGGTCAAGCGTGTTCACGCGCCCGATTCGTCGTACGCCCCGAGCGGCTCCTGATCGAGGTAAATCGCTTTGGCTGACCTCCTTTCCAGCGGCGGAGCGTGGCTGGCTGGCGTGCTGGAAACGCACGCCAGCCAGTCGATTACCTATCGGCGCGGAACCGATTCCGTGTCAATCGACGCGACGAAGGGCAAGACGCAATGGGAGGCGGTCTCGGTGCATGGCATCCTGGTCGAGGAAACGGAGTCATGCGATTGGTTGTTTGCTCCGTCGAGATTGATTCTCGGTAGCCAGGCGGTTGAACCGATTCGTGGCGACCGAATCGTAGAAACGCTTTCGACGGGCGTTGTGAATACGTACGAGGTGATGGGATTCGGTCCGAACGAGCGACACTTTCGCTATTCGGATGGCCGACGGACGTTATTGCGAGTGCACACGAAATTGGTGAGTGAGGCGTGAGCGTACACACTGATATTGCCGACGCTGTGGCAGCCCAACTCAACGATGCCTCGCTGAGCCAGGACTTCACGGCCGTGCGCAAGCATCAGCCGCAGAAGAAGCGGTCAGCGGCATCCACGCTAGCCGTGACGGTGATCCCGTTTGGCTGGACCATGGACGGGCACGCCGATCGGTCGCGGACGCAAGACGACTACACGATTGACGTGGTAGTGCAGAAGTCTGTGACGCCGACTGCGGCTGGCGAGCACGACGAGGATGCACTCGACGAGCTAGATATGCTCGTCGAGGAAATCGCCAATTTGCTAAAAGGCAACCGTCGACCTGCAACTTACACTGCTGCGTGTTGGATTCGCTCGGAAACACTGCCGGAGGCTGAGTCGGGATACGTGAGGAGCCATCTGGAGGCGAGTCACGAGTACGTAGGGATTGTCCGCGCAACGTACCGCAAAATTGCGTGAGGTGATTGAGTGGCCGTAATGAACCGAATGGCAGTGAACAGGATACTGGGCGGCGGTCCCGGTGTGCGTGTCAATGTCAATTGGTTTTTTGATCGGCCTCACGTTGCGAGTGTGCTCGGAAAAGCTGAGAAGAAATTCCTCAGTAAGGCCGGAGGGCAGGTGCGATTGACCGCTCGGAGATCGATCAGGAAAAAAGGCAAGGCCCGCTCGGCTCCCGGTCAGGGGAGGGCTCGGGAGCAATGGCTGCATGAAATCCAGGAGCAGCCTGCTTCACCGGCCGGGCATCCGCCTTACACGCACACAGGATTTCTGCGAGAGAGCATCCTGTATGCTCTCGATCCGACCGACAAGAGTGTAGTGATCGGGCCCAGTAAATCGCCTTGGCTCAACCAACTGCACGAGTTTGGCGGCCGGGTGACGATGGGTGTATGGAGGCGGAAAACGACAGGTACCCGTGTGTTGCTCAAGCGTGGTCCGAAAAACAAGAGAGCTTATGCTCGTGAGGGTTCGACGGTCGCAGTATATCCACCGCGGCCGTTTATGAGTCCAGCACTCGACAAGATCACACCAAAACTGCCGGAGATGTACAAACACGCAGTCAGGGCGTCAACCTGATAGTCAATCCCGACAGGGGTCGGCGGCAACACCGCCGACCTCGATACGGCTGAAGGCAGTTTGGCCACTGCCGAGAAGCTGTACCTTCGCTGCCCGTACAGGGGCCGCGCGGTAGACCGTGCGGCCCCTGTCTTTTTTTCAACGCGAAGGAGAACGAGATATGGCAATCAAACTCGGCATGGACTGCAAGATGTACTACGGCACGTCCGGCGCTTCGGCCGCAACCGAAATGAGCAACGTCCGTGACGTGACGCTCAACCTGGAAACGGCCGAGGCCGACGTGACGACACGAGGCAATTCCGGCTGGCGGGCCACCGTGGCCACGCTCAAGGAAGGCTCCGTCGAATTCGAGATGATTTGGGATACCGACGACGTGTCCTTCAACGCGTTTAAAAACGCCTACTTCAACAAGACTGCTATCGCCGTGAAGATTCTCGACGCTGAAGGCGGCTCCGGCCTGGATGCCGATTTTGTCGTGAGCAACTTCTCCCGTAGCGAGCCGTTAGAAGAGGCAGTCACGGCCAGTGTGACAATCAAGCCGACCTACTCCACGAGGGCACCAGCCTGGGTGTGATGCGGTGAGCTGGGCGGATTGCCATTTCGCAACCAATGTAATTCAACCGAAAGGGTTTTCACATGAGCGTTAACGGGACAATCTCAAGCGTCATCTCGATTGGCGGTGTGTCGCTTTCTAGCACGATCACTCGCACAAAAAGCTCGCCGTTGTCGCACAGTATTACCGTGCCGGCGGGCAACACCTCAACCGATTTCACCAAGACGGACAACGACACGGGCGAGGCTGAGTTAGCCTCAGCACACACGATCACCGACGGCGATGTGGTGGACGTGTTTTGGGGCACGGCTTCGGTCCGCTACGGCATGATCGCCACAGTTGACGGCACCACGGTCGGGCTCGAGGGCGGCGCTGGCGATAACCTGCCCGATAGCGACACCACATTGATTGTGGCCACCCAGCAGCATATCAACACGGCCGACCTGGATGGTGATGAGGTGTACATGGTCGCTGCGGCGATGGACCAAATCGGGCACATGCACCTTCGTAGCTCGGAGGCCAGTGGTGCGGGTGGATCTTTATTGGCTAAGCGTCTGGCAGCCAACGAGGTGTGGGAATGGCACTCGACGGCGGGCACCGATCCGGCGGACGACGCCAGCAACGACCTAGCCGGCTCGACCCTCGCACAGATCGACGTGAGCAACGGCTCCACGACTGCGGCGACATTTAAGTTTGCGGCACTGTACGACGCCACCGGCTGAGGAGGTTAGTTTCCGTGCGGACGTTCAAGGACAGCGAGGGTCGAGAGTGGCTTGTGAGCGTGACCGTGGATGCAGTCAAGCGCGTCCGCGGTACGCTCGACGTGGATTTACTCGAGGCGGCCAGTGGCGACGTATTCATGCGGCTCGCCTCCGATCCGATCTTACTGTGTGACGTGTTGTATGTGGTGTGCAAGCCACAGGCCGACGAGCGGCAGATCTCCGACGAGCAGTTTGGTCGCTCGCTCAACGGCGATGTGATTGAGCGGGCCACCGATGCCTTGTTGGAGGATCTGATCGATTTTTTCCCGCAGGGCCGTCGCAAGGTGATGCGGCAGCTGAAGGAGCGGAGCACGGAGCTAACCGACAAGGCGATGGAGAAGATTCTTCAGAGGGCCGACGATCCGGTGATGGAGGAGCTGATGGAGGCGGAGATCGAGAAAGCTCTCGGCCCATCGCCGCTCGCGAAGTCTGGGAAATCGTCTGGCGGTGCGCGGGCATCCTCGGTGTCTGGCCGGGACCGTGGACGCTCCGCGAGCTGATCGCTGCGGCCGATGCCAGGATGGAAACGCAGTGGGAACACACCGCCTGGCTGATCGCAAAACTGCACAACGTCAACTGCACCAAGAAAAGCGACCTGGTGATGCCCGACGACGTGAATCCGTATCCGAAACGAAGACAAAGGCGGCCAGTGCCCAAGGTCGGCATTGACGCGCTGAGGGTATTCGTGGACGGCAAGATTCCCGAAGGAGTGCCTATCTAGTGGCTGGACCAGGGACAATCCGAGCAGGCAGGGCGGCTGTCGAAGTCACTCTTGCTGATAAGCTGGATCGCGGCCTTCGCCGCGCACAAGCCAAACTTCGCTCGTTTGCGGCCGGGGCGAAACGCATCGGCACTGCCATGGCGGGCATGGCCACCTCGCTCGGAATCCCGATCGCCTTTGCCACCAAGACGTTTGCCGACTTCGAGGATCAGATGGCTATTGTGCGGGCCGTCACGTCGGCGAGCGGCAACGATTTTGCCAAGCTGACTGACACCGCCAAGGAGTTGGGCCGCACAACTTCGTTCACGGCCAGCCAGGTGGCGGACGGCATGATCTCTCTTGGCCGGGCCGGCTTTTCGGCTGCGGAAATTCTCGATTCAATTCCTTCGGTGCTCGACCTTTCCCGCGCCTCGGCGGTTGAACTCGGTGAGGCGACAGACATAGCTGCCGGCACGCTGCGAGCGTTTGGCCTGGCTGCGGCGGACATGGAGCGTGTGGCGGATGTGCTGACTGCTACAGCGAACAACTCGGCACAGACGCTCACCGATCTGGGCGAGAGCATGAAATATGCCGCACCTATCGCTGAAGAATACGGCATGTCTTTGGAGCAGACAGCTAAGGCGCTCGGCGTGTTGGCCAATATGCAGATCAAGGGCAGCATGGCCGGTACCTCGTTGCGGCAGATCATGCTCCGCCTGGCCGACCCGAAAGTGCAGGGTCAACTGAAGGCGATTGGCGTCAACGCATTAGATTCCGCGGGGCAATTGAGGCCACTCGGCGACATCATGCTCGAGCTGGGCAAGGCCATGGCGAATATGAGCAACGCCGAACGAATCAAGCTCGGCAAAGACCTCTTCGATCAGCGGGCTGTCGGCGGTGCGTTGAAGCTGGCCAAAAGTAATTTTCCGGCACTCGAAAAAGCAATTGACCAGGCGGGCGGCACGGCAAAACGCACAGCCAAAACGATGAATGCTACGCTCGGTGGTGCGTTTCGGCGGCTGTTGTCGGCGGCCGAAGGCGTGATGCTGGCGATTGGCGATGCACTGAAGAAGGCACTGGAGGACCTGGCGGCCAAGTTGACCGCTGTTGCTGGCTGGGTCACGAAGGTGATCGAGGCCAACAAGGGGCTCGTGGTGATTATCGCGCAGGTGGTCAAGTGGCTCGGTGTGGCTGGTGTTGGGCTCTTGGCCATGGCCGGCGTGACTAAGATTCTTGCCACCGCCCTCGGCGGGCTGTCGGGAGTGATCAAGGCTGTAGCGATCGCACTGCGCGGCCTGTGGCTCGTCGCTGGTGCGGTAGCGTCTCCGGTCGGACTAATCGTCGCTGCTGTCGGGGTCGCGGCAGCCGTGTTCGTCGATTGGCGAAAAGTCATGGCGGCCGTTACCGACTTTGTCTCTCGCAATTTCGGCGATCTGGTCGGTCGTATCGGAGCGGCCATCAACACGAT